CTCAGTAGTTATAGATGAAGGACTCAAAGGATTAAGGAAGAGGTTAGGGTTGGATGAGTGACAGCAGATACGAAGATGAGCTTGGAAAATATGGAGACGATAGAGACTTTGAAAAGATTGTTGGAGTCTCAAGGCTTCAAAGTAATCGAGATAATAAATCTGCCTTCGGGCCTAGAGATAAGAGTTCGAGTTCCGCCGATCCGGAGATGAACCAGTTCGTTACTGATGTCTGGGATATCATCGATGAGCTTGGTAATCTTTTAATAAGTAAGCAGAGGGATTACGGCCCCGGCAATATCAACAACGCCTTCGGTGGCCCAATGAACGGACTGCTTGTCCGTATGGGTGACAAGTTTGAACGCTTGAAGAACCTGTTTACATTCGGTGATGGTAACCCACAACACGAACCTATCGAAGATTCATTCAAGGATCTTGCCAACTACGCCATCATTGCCATGATGGTCAAGCGTGGAAAGTGGCCTAAGAATAAACTATGAAAAAAGTTTTCTTTTTTTTAATTCCAATTCTTGTAATTACAGCATTGTATTTTGCCATTAGATTTTTAATCGACACCATCATAGAGATGGATGATGAGGGTAGTGTCGGTGAGTGAAAGAGCTAAAGACCACATCAATGATCTAATCAATGTATCCGCTTTAACCATCTACCGAAGGTTCATTGGATATGTAGAGTATAAGGATCTGATACAAGAGCTAAACATCTATGTGCTTCAGCGACCCAAGCTTGAAGAAGATCTTGATGAATCTTATACCGTCTCAAAGGATGAGACGAAATGGGTAGCTCGAAAGATTATGGCTCGGTTCCGCCGACATATAGAAAAGTATTCTCGTAAAGAAAAGGCAGCCAAGGTTGGATACTCAACCGGTGATGAGTTCTTCTATAACACAGTAACAATCGCATCTATCTTGCCTGTTGCATTGCAGTTTGATGTGCAAGGGGCAACCCTTATTGACAAGGTAGATGATGGACAACCAAGAAAATCTCCAGCACCTAACGAAGGTGGCAACCTCATGGCTATGGCTATCGATGTTAAGTCTGCTGTTGAACTGTTAGACAAAGATGAACAATACATAATCGATCTAAGATATGGAGCTTCCCCAATGACCCTATCGGATATAGCAAAAGAGTTAGGACTCTCTGATTCAACTGTGGATAGGAGAGTGCAAAGAATTTTACGAAAGATAATTGATCATCTCGGAGGGCCTACGCCATGGGCCTAAAGATAAACCTTGAAAGATATGAAGTTGTGATGGCAGTTAACACAGCAGTTGAAAGATATGTAAGCACGATGAAGAACCAACAGATGAGAGGGTTAGGCGACCTTGATCCATGGCAAAGAATACTTCTTGATGTTGATGGATGTGGTGCAGAAATCGCTGTTGCTAAGTATCTTGGAGTTTATTGGGGTGGTGCCTTCGGTCAAGGCGGTGTAGATATAGAACCCAACATAGATGTTAAATACACCAAGCATGAGCAAGGTAGATTACTTGTAAGACCTGAAGCTAGAGATGATATTAAGTTTGTTTTAGTTCGTGGTGGTATGCCGAACTATGAGTTAATCGGTTGGATCATGGGTAAAGATGCTAAGAATCCTGAGTGGTTAGATAAACCTGATTGGAAAAGACCAGAGATCTACTGTGTACCAGAAGAGAGTCTACGAAAGTTTAGAGGAAGCTATAGTAATTAATGGCTAGTTATGATTATGAATGCCCGGGTGATGGCGAGATTATTGTTATCGAAAGACCTATCTCTGAACCCGAAGGTGAATATGCTTGTCCTACCTGTGGTGCAAAGCTTCGAAGAGTTTATTCCGCCAACCCCACGATCTTCAAGGCTCAAGGTTTCTACTCAACAGATAACTTTAGAAAGTGAAAAGCCCCCGGCCTACAGTCCGAGGGCTTTTCTGTTAGTTGGTGTCTATTCCAACTAAACTGATCGTATCATACAAATCGCTGTTAGCATTGACAAGTTACCTTCCATACTCTTCCTTTAGGAACTTGCCACAGTAAGGCCAAGGCTTGGCCCCACGATCTGCATAGATATGAAGAGCTACATGGAACTGCTCTTTGAGTGTCGCTTTCTTCGGCGGAGTATCGCTGTCACCGCCATGAGCAACCCAAGTTCTAGGGTATTCAATCTGGAATGCCCCTTGAAATTGTTTCTTAGTGCCGCTTACAGCATTAAGTCTGCCATTAGATTCACACTTGGCTAATTCTTGCCAAGCTAAAGGAAGGTCGGTAAGTGTCATTTCATAAACGACAGGAACTTCAATCCTTTCAGCAACGATAACTTCCTTAGTAGGTAATTCCTTCGGGGCTAGTATGAAACCAGCCCCGAAAGCGATTACTCCAATTAGTAATCGAGTAGTCATTGAACCTCATTTCCGAACAGAATAGCCCCGATCCAAACCGCAATCGGAATAGCCACCAGCAAGGGAGAATCCTCTGCCAGCCCTAGCGGAACTGTAAAGAAAGTCAAGAAGAACAGAATGAATCCCAGTTTCATGCCGATTCCACCTCAATACTTTCAATAGTCCAGCCGTCAATTAGATTAGAGAAGCCTTCGTAAAGGCTCAACGCATCTAACCAATACCAAACCTTGTCGTCATTAGGCAAAGCTTGGGTATCACCTTCGAATCCCAAGGGCAGAATACCGATTCTTCTTTTCTCGGTTGCTTCCTGCCCAGAGAATCGAATCTCACAATCGAAGAATCTCGGAGAACTTTTAACAGCCTTCTCCAAAGAATCTTCATGCTTCTCTATGTCATTGAGAGTTCTTCTCATGTAGCCAATCTTCTCAGCCAGTTCATCTTCTAAGGCAAAGTGAATCGGCTCTCTTGACCAGCCTACTTGGTCGTAGTCAATCGCAGACCAATCAGGGGCGTAGGTCTTACCATCAAGGCGGTTGCCTTCTTGATCTGTATCCCACTCCCACTCTCTTGTTTCGGTGTCATAAGTCAGAATAAAAGAGTGCTTACTCATGAAGTCACCGCCATTTCCTGTGCTTGAGTATCTGTCTGACCTTCTTTAATACAGCCAGCACATACATACCAACCGCCATCAATCTGTATGAAGTCGGCAACGCCTTCGCAATAAACACACTCTTCAAACATTACGCCACCGCCTCTTCACAATCGTATTCGGATTTAGATTTATCAGGGCAATCAAACACAAAGCACTCAAGGTCTTTATGTCTATCGCAATCACGCCAGCAGTTCTCATGATTTTCTCCATGTTGATAACTCACTTGCCCTCCCCCTCTTGAATAAGTTTTACTATTTCAAGCCAATAATTCCACGCTTCCTCCGATAACTTATAGGAAGCATATTCACCACCAATTACTAAAGAGATTTCTCTAAGTAATTCCTTGTTGTCAGTTATCTTATTCACTTGCTTAAGAATCGAATCAAAGATGATTCTATCTATCGGATAAGTCGCCAAGACTTGACGAATCAGATCACTAGGGAATCCCTGTAGTTCAAGCTCTTTTACAAGTGCCTGTTCTACCTCGTATCCGCAGTCAGTTCTGCCACTCTTTTTCTTATCCTCTTCGGTCTTCTCTTCGCAGATGTCAAAAAGAGTCTTATCTAATGACTCTTCTAATTCATCAGCCCAATCAGGTTGAACAGTTTTCTTGCCTTCAGAATCGAACCAAGTCGCTTCCATTCCATACTCTCCAAGGAATCCATTCCAATAGAAAGTTTCGCCTTCATACTTCATGGTCATTCGGTATTTAGTTTCGATAGAAAAATTATCAGCCTCGATAATCTCTATCTTGCTTTCGATTATGTTCATTTCTCTTTCTTTCTGTAGGTTGTTTAGTGTCCAAGATGAACACCCCACAGGGCAGGGAGAATCCCCCTGCCCCATAGGTCGCTAATCTTTTAATGCTGTTAGGTCAATCATTCGGGTCGCAGTTTTCGATTCTTCGCTGTTATCCCTATCGGTAATCCACCACTCCAAACCTTCTAGCCTTCTTGCTAGGTCATGGTTTGGCATAGGGTCACTTGAATAAATCACGACCCAAGTCTTATGAACTGTCACGCTGTCACCCCCTCTCGGTCTTTACATTTCTCGCATGAGCAATTAGCCCGACAGATAGGGCAATCGGTATCGCAATCGCCTAGATGAATCGTAGTCACGCTGTTATCTCCGTTTCGCAATCGTGTCCGTATGCCCACTCTTGAGAATCGGTGTCGTCTAGCAGGTCAAAGACCCGAAGGCACTCGGGGCATTTCGCTTTAGTTTGGATCTTCATTTATCTTCCTTTCCTTACCATGAACTCTGATAAGAGAAAGAGAGTTCATCTACTTCGGGCAGGGCTAAGACCCTTTCAAGTTTGGTAATAGTTTGCTTAATACTGCCCCAATACCATTCATCAATGTCTGTTCCACCAAAGAAAAATCCTTCGGCAGGTGGAAGCAGGGAAGGGTCTTTCTTTTTCAATGCTTCCTTACAGGTAGAAAGAAGCTCTTTTATCTGTTCTGTTCTTACATAATACGAACGACAATTATCTTCTCCACCTTGAACATTCTGAACAAACCAATTATGAATCTGATTACACTTACGCCAGTAAGCACAGGTCACTTCAACATTAACACCATAGACATCAACAGCAACACCGCCCATGTCTGACGCTTCGATAATCTTTTTCCAATCAGGCAAAATCGCTTCAGGCGATTCATAATTCAACGCTTCATTCGCTTGAACTGCTTGCCAGTTAATCTTGTTAGTATGTTTGCTGGCATTTAGATACATGTCCAATCCCATTTCACTTTCCTTCTTTCTGTAGGTTTTCATAGTTTTCAGGGGTCAGGTAATCAATAGACCCTTTACCCCTTGCGTTAAGCATGACCACATAAGCCAGTTTCATAGATTTACCTTCTCAATTATGGTGAGAATCTCTTCCACTTTCTTAGATGATTCATAGTCGCCATCAAAGTCATAGTTATTGATGGCAATTCTTAGGGCTTCGCCTAGCAGTTTGATTCTCTCTTCAGTTAAGAAAAGAAAAGCACCGCTTTCGGCTTCGCTGTTATCGCTGTTGTCGCTGTTGCCCTTCTGACATGGGCAACCACAGCAAGGGCAATCGCAATCATGGTGATTCGATTCGCCACATGTCGGGCAGTTCCAGTTGGAACACTTACACTCTTCACACATAATCGGCATTACTTGCCCCCTTCTTCGGGGAAGTGGCACTCAATCATTGAGCCCCAGCAGTATCCATCTCCCACCCACCAGAGATTCCCGACAATAGAGAGAAGCCCAAGAATTAGAGAGCCCCAAAACATAAGGCGAACTGCGAACCTGATTCGGTAAAAGGATTTGGATCTCATAGACCGAACTCCACTTCTACTTCTAGAAGCTCAGAGATAAAGTCTTTTACTTCTGTTGGTCTTTCGGTGTAAGCATGTAGAGCCGAAGCAACTTTCGAAAGTTCTAGGTATCCGATAAAGCCTTCACCGCTTTCGCCTTCTAAGTATCCGATAAGACCTAGAAACTGGCGAAAAGGTTCAAACTTTTCGAAGTTGCTAGACCATGAATAAAGGTCTGCCACCGCTTCACACGAAGCAGGGGCGGATTCACTTGCCCAAGCAAGTGAGCCCTTTTCTTTTTCTGACATAGCCTTGCCTTTCTGTAGGTAAAGAAGTGATTAGGTCTTAATCACTAAGCAAGGGGCAGAGCCGAAGCCCTGCCCCC